AGGGTAGGAATTGTAAGTTCTGAGCACTCACGGGCTCTATCGAGATAATGTTGTCTATCTGCTTGTAGCTTTTCATAGCGTTGTTTCGCTGTTTCTTTCATTATCTCTTGCATAATTAACTAATGTTTAGACCTGACCCTGAAGTAGGAATAGATAAGCCTGATGTTTGTAGAGCCTTTGTACCTCTACGTTTAACTTTCTTTTTCTTTTCTTCTTCAGTCATCTTATCTTCAGCTACCTTAAGTGTAGGTGCTATCTCTTCTCCTGATGGTGAAGCGATAGGTGGAGCTGGAGTAGGTGCTGGTGGCGGCGTAGATACTTTTGGGCTACCTGTGCACATATTATTTATCTCTCTCTTTAAGTTGATTAATGAAACGAACAACATCACGTTGTCCAGCCTTGAAGTATATGTCCTTCATTTCATCTGATAAGTCAGGTGACTGCTCAGGATATATAGTATTTAACAATTTAATAAATTGTGGTACTGTCTTAGGTAGGGTAATTTCTTCTTCATCCTTGCCTATTATATCTTTTATAAACATATTTTATCCTTCTAAAACGGGTACTTTAAGTCCATAGTGTACCAGTTATTGTTCCTTTATTGTATTCAGTTGCTCTATTCTCAAAGAAGTTAGCGTGCTCAACGCCATTAAGCACCCAGTCTAACCACTCTAATGGGTTATCTTTTACTTTGTAGTTAGGTTTCAATGATAGTTGTAACAGCCTACGGTCAGCAATGTATCTTATGTATTGCTTAACTTGGTCAGGTTCAAGCCCACGAATACCGCCTTGTTCAAATGCTAGGTCAATAAACTTATCCTCTAGCTCAACCATGTCTCTACAAGTTTGATAGATAGTGGCTTTGAAATCATCATTCCATACGTTTGGATTCTCTTTAATCATTTCTTTAAATAATTTAATCATACTCTCTACATGGTGTGACTCATCACGGATAGACCATGTAACTATTTGGCACATCCCTTTCATGCGACCAAAGCGTTGGAAGTTAAGTAGCATAACAAAAGAAGCGAACAGCTGTAGTCCCTCACCAAATGCTGAGAAACAAGCTATGTCTCTAGCTAGTCCTTCTACCCCTTTACCTTTATCTTTAAATAAGTATTTATGTTTATCAGCCATCTCCCTGTATTCTTGAAATGCTTTGTACTCTGTCTCAGGTAATCCGATAGTATCATTTAGTAATGAATAACTATGAGCATGATTAGACTCGCTGGCTGCAAAAGAAGTTAACATCATACGTACTTCAGGTGCTTTAAACTTAGGTAAGTATTTATCTAGGTAAGCCTTAGCTATATCTACATCACCTTGTGTAAAGAATTTAAGTATCTGATTAATAAGATTCTTCTCAGGTTCTGTTAGCCTTTCATTCCAGTCTCTTACATCTTCATGTAAAGAAACCTCTGAAGGTAGCCAGTGCATTTTTTGTTGCATGTCATAGGACTCAAACGCCCAGCCATATGTAAATGGTTTATAGTGTGTACGTTCTTTAAATAAATTCATTATCCCTCGCAAGCTATACATTCCCCATCAGGAATGATTGTTCGTTCTATCTTTTGTGACACTAGTTCTGCTCTCTTCATTGCTTCTGAGCGACAGTAGTATAGTGTCTTGAGTTTTCTTTTCCAAGCCAACATGTGTATGTCATGTAACTCACGGATGTGTACATCAGCTGGAATGAATACATTAACAGATTGTCCCTGACAAATAAACTCTTGTCTGTCTGCTGCGTGTTCTATTACCCACTGTTGATTAATCTCTATGGCTGTCTTGAATGTATCCTTCTCATAATCAGTAAGACCTTTGAGTTTTAATACTGAACCTCTGTTGGCTAGTATCTTCTTCCATGTCTTCTCATCATTCATACCTTTGCTTTCTAATAGTTTTTCTAAGTGTTTATTCTTAACCAAGAATGAACCTGACATAGTCTTCTGTACATAGGCGTTAGCCCTGTATGGTTCAATGGCTGGTGATGTAGTACCACATATGATTGAGCTAGAAGCGTTAGGTGCGATAGCAAGTAAGTGAGCGTTACGCATACCTGTGCCTTCCATGTCAGGTGCTTCACCTTTCTTAATAGCTAATCGTTTAGATTCTTTGACAGCTTGTTCCTTAATATGTTTAAACATTTGTAGGTTCTTAGACTTAGCTAGTGCTGATTCAAATGGTATGCCTTTAGATTGTAAGTAAGAATGGAATCCCATTGCACCTAACCCTAAGCTACGTTCATTCACAGCAGAAAACTTAGCCTTGTATAAAGTGTCAGGTGCGTTGTCAATAAAGTGCTGTAGCACATTATCGAGAAAGTGAATTAAATCAGGTATAAACATTGGGTCAGCTTTCCAGTCATCATACTTTTCTAAGTTGACTGAAGACAAACAACACACAGCTGTGCGTTCTTCATTCGTTGGCAATGTTATCTCTGTACATAAATTAGAATGGTTTACTTTTAAACCTAAATCTTTTTGTGCTTGAGGTAGCCCATCATTAACTGTGTCACCAAACATAATGTATGGCTCACCTGTTGCTACTCTGCTTTCTAATATGCGTTGCCATAACTCACGAGCTGCTATAGTTCTTACTGTTTCATTTGTATGGGGGTCAATTAGATTCCAGCTATCATCAAACGTTGGTTCTTTGATACAGTTATTAATTAGTTCCATGAAGTCATTAGATATATTAATACCATGATGTAGGTTAAGACACTTCCTGTGTACATCACCGCCACTAGGCTTACGCATATCTAGAAACTCTATAATCTCAGGATGGCTTACGTCCATGTAAGCGGCATAGCTGCCCCTTCTAGTCTTTCCTTGTGAGAAGGCTAACATCTCTGAGTCTACTACATGTAGAAAAGGTATTGACCCTGACGACTGAGAACCATTGCTAGTGCCAGTTCCATCTGAACGAATGTGTCCCCAGTATCCACCGACCCCACCACCGACAGAAGCCAGCCATGCGTTTTCAGTGTAGTGTCCAGTCAGTCCTTCTCTACTATCAGGTACATAATTAAGAAAGCATGAAATAGGCATACCTCTATCTGTACCACCATTAGTTAAAATAGGTGTAGCGTACATGAACCATAGCTTAGATGAATAATTATATATACGCTCAGCCATCTCATCATTATCAGAGAAAGCTTTAGCCGCTCTCATAAATGCCTCTTGTGGTGAGGTCTCTTCAGGTAACAAGTACCTATCATGTAAGGTAGTCTTACCAAACGAGGTTAACAATTCATCTCTGCTATAATCCATATCCACTCCTATAATATGTCGAGAGGGTTCACATGTGTGTTCTCTCTAATTAATATATCTATATACTCTTTTGCTTTCTTTAAGTCCTCAAGCTTACCTTCCATGTCCTTGTGCTTGGTACGCCAACGACATACATATTTGATAACGTTAGCCTCACAGTAAGGTATCTCATTGTGCATTATAAAAGTTACAGGTTGTATTTTATAATTGGCATAATGCTTGGGATTGATTGCATTTATCTCTACCTTTTTCTTGGTTCCCATAGTTTTACTTCTCCAGTTTTTTTGTTGTACTCACCGTGCCGTAGTATACGGGCACACCTAGCTTGTTGTAATGCTTCAGCTTCTGTGTATCCCTTCTTATCATAGGCTTGTAAAACTTTGTCCCACAGGTCTAAGAGGGGTACATTAATATCTGTCCCTAGTATCTTCTCAGCTGTCTTGATACCCACAGTAGGACACCCAGTGTATCCGTCTACTGCGTCACCAGTAAGTGCCTGAGTTATGAACCAGTAGTCAGCTTGATAAGGAGTTACCCTATCAATAGTAATACCATCAGATGACACACCTACTGGTATTTGTTTTAAGTCTTTATCAATAGATACAATAACTTTATCTACATCAAAGTGTGGCTCAGGTGTGGTAGCTAAGATACCTAAGACATCATCAGCTTCTAAGTTGTCCCACATGATTCCTTTGTGATGTTCCATAATATGCTTACGCAACACTGGAAGTATCAGCGGCTTACGTTTAGCTTTACGATTGTCTTTGTATGTAGGTAGTACATCCTTTCTAAAATTAGTAGGGGATGTTAAACATATCTTAACTCTGTTTGCTTGTAAGTCTTGTTTAAGTTTCTTAATAGCTTCATCTATTAGACCACAGCACTTGTCTTCATATGAATGTAATGTCCATAGTCCATCACCCCAGTTAACTGCTTCTTCATTTTGAAGAGCCACTGTGTAAATAAGAATGTCACCATCAATAAGTATCTCTCTCTTAGTACCCATAGGTACTTGTGGTTGTCTCTCTGTCAATGTGTTTCGCTCCAGTTGTTACCGACTTTGTATTCACCAGTCAGTGGTATTCTTAAATCAAAGTACTTGCCTGTTGCTTCGATAGCTTCAACAGCTTTCTCACCAATGACGTCTGCCCAGTCTGAGCCACACTCTACTTGTATCTCATCATGCACCCACACCACTTGGTTAACATTCATGTATCCTTGTGTCCTTTTATTAAACTCAACCAACCAACGTTTGCATACTAATGCACCACTTGATTGTAGTAATGTATTCAATGCTGAATGTGCTGAGCGTACCTTAACGTTCCTACCATCTAGTCCTTTGATGTAACCTTTAACTGCTGCTGTTTGTACAGCTCCTATAAGTTTACTCAAAGCTGGTAAGTTGTTTAAGAATCTTTGCTTAACTTGTTTGGCTTCCTTCACTGTCTTACCAGTAACATCAGCTATCTTGTTTACGCCACCACCATACAAGAAACAATAATAGAAACGTTTAGCTAAATCTCTTGAATCAAGACCAGCTAGCTTCTTTGTCTCTGTATGTATGTCACCGTCAAGTACCACCTTAGTATATGCACCGTTGTCAAACTTAGCCATGTAATGTGCTAACATTCTGACTTCCAATGCTGATACATCTATACCCACTAGCTTACGATTGAATGGTGTAGTAAATAATTCTCTACACTCTTTACCGTAAGGTGCATGAGCACTGGGTACTTGTGCTAAATTAGGGTAGGCATGGCTGGCTCTTGCAGTCACTGTCGAGTTGGTGTTGCAAGTGCCGTGAAGTCTGCCAGCTTTAACAAGCTTCAACCATGCCTGATTACCTGTGGCTAACTGTCCAATCCTTTTATCTAAAAGAAAATGTTCAGCGAGGAGTTTAGCCTCAGGATAATCTAAACTGTTTAGTACTGAGTCATCAACCTTAGGCTTACCATCAGTTGTATACTCATCAGGTTTCCAGTCATACTTATCTATCAGTCTTTGTGATACATGTTGTCTACTGGATGGATTAAATGTTTCTTCATGCTTCTTAATAAATGGTTGACCCTTAACATATCCTCTAGTCTTGTTGTTAACTTTAGGTATGAATATTGTCTCTTTAATTATAGGTGGGAATAGTTCTTGTAGTTCTTCTTCTATATCTAAGCGTCTAGCTTCTAGTTTACCATAGAGTTCTTTGGCTTTGTCTTCATCAAACATAAAGCCATATTGTTCTTGTTTAAATACAAGCTTAGCTACGTCATGCTCTAGTTCCATAGCTTGTTTAGAGTAACCTTTCTTTTCTATTGCTCGATACAAACCAACGTTAACATGAACGTCTTGCTTACAGTACTCTAACATTTCAGGGGTAAATGTTTTCCAGTCTGTTTCTATGTGTGCTTTGTACTTACCAATGCGGTGTCCCCATGACTCAAGACTGTGTCTGCCTATAAGCTTAGTGGGAAAGTCATTACCACGCTTAAAGTCTGCGTCTCTAATGTCAGGAAATAATAAACGTGTAGCGATAATGGTGTCAAAGATTTCTCCTTTAGGTTCAAAGTCATAAAACTTTTTTAACATAGGTAAATCAAACTTAACTATGTTGTGTCCAATTAATAACTTAGCACGACTCATTAACTTAATAGCGTCCCAGTTATCAACGTGTATTATTTCATCTTTGTCTATGTCATACAAGATAATACAATGTATCTTAGTCGCTTCATCCATGAGTCCATCAGACTCAATGTCAAACACGTATCTCCTCTTCATTTTAAATGTTCTCCTTTGCTTAACTGTTCTCTATATTCTTTTAGGTCACGCTTGAACCAAACCTTTTTAGTTTCAGGACAGACGTAAACTATTTTTACTCCAAGCTTATTGCCAAGTGCATTAGTAATACGTGAAGTAACCCAGCCCTTTGCGTTGTAGTATGCACATTTGAAATCAATGTAGATACATTCATGTGTCTTCTGATTAATGGCAACACAATCAATTACACCTTGCGGTGCAACGTTAGTGAATACCCAGTAACCTTGCTCGATTAACCATGCCTTGCCGAACAGCTCAGCCCAGTGTCCCTTGTCATTTTTCTTCATAATTTTATTTTAATTATTTTTTGTATTACACAAGTCGGAATGATAGTGGTGTTCCCGATATCTTTTATCTTACCATCACTATCTATGTTGAAGTCACTAGCGAGTCTAGTCACCTTGTTATCTTTTTTAATTAACCACCCACTAGAAATACATATAGGTAGCTCATCAGTAATGAGGTCATCAATGTCACGCCAGTTACTATCAGATTCTATATCAACCCAATAGACCATAACGAAGTCATGCTTGATAAGGTCTAGTTTAGGTAAGTATCTTTTCTTTTCCATTTTATTTATATTTAAAAACATATTTAGACCACAAATAACTACGTGCAATACCTATCACTGTAAATATCAATGCTAAATGAAACATATCCCACACTGGTATATGTATATTAAAAAAAGGAAAGACGATAATTTGTATTATCATTGATAAAACTAGACCACTTCCAATGTCTAACGTTCTGTGTATTAAGTGTGTTGTGTTCTTCATAATTAGTGTACTGAGTGTTTGACTACTTCTACTTGAAGTGCCCTTGTGTCTCCCTCTTCTGCTAACATATCTAATGCGTTGTTTAATAATTTTTCTGCTAGCTCAGTGCCTATTGGTATTTGAATAATATTATTCGTCTCTTCAGTCTCAGCTAAAGCTTTCATTATTATCTGTGTCCATTGTACTGATTTATATTCCACGTTAGAAGTCGTCCTGTACATCTCCATCTGTCTCCCGTAAACATCCTGTTTCTAAATCATAGTAGAGTGTACAAGCTTTGCCTGTCTCTCCACTAAACCTATTCTTCAACACGTTAACCTGAGCCAAGTTCTTGTCTGACTGTAAGTCTCTAGACATACTTATAATCATATCAGATAACTGACCG